ATATAACAACATTGGGCAATGCAGCTGACTTTGGAACAAGATATCCAGGCTCAGGTTATTCAGCATCTTTATCTAATGCAATACGTGGCATGTGGGCAGGCGGTACCCAATCTACAGAAACCGGCGGTGGTTACAATGCTACATATTGGGTTACAATATCTAGTTTAGGTAATGCATACATGTGGACTACTTTACTAGAATCAACTGCATATAGTGCTGGAGTTTGCGACGGCGACAGAGGTGTAATTTTTGGAGGACCTGAGAATTTTGATGATTATAGTAATATTATGCAATATATTTCAATGTCTATTGCTTCATATCAGGGATACGATTTTGGAAATCTTACGTATGCTGTATCACAAACAGCAGGCGTAGGAGATAACACATATGGTATTAAGGCAGGCGGTTACTACACTACTTCATATACTCGTCGAATTGAAATGGAGAAATTCACTATTCAAACTACCGGTGGTGCTGCATACTTAGGCGATTTAACAGAAGCTAGAAGAAAACTAACTGGGACAAGTAATGGGACACGAGGACTATTTGCAGGCGGCGAAAATTTCGGCTCAGTAAGCACTATAGATTATATAACTATTGCAACAGACACTAATGCAACCGACTTTGGTGATTTATCTTCTGCTTTACGAGGAGTATCTGCATGTTCAAATGAAACAAGAGCAGTATTTGGCGGCGGATATGATGGTAGTTCTGGTAGTACTGCTTTACAATATGTAAGTTACGACACGCCAGGAACTGCTACGAGTTTTGGTAGTTTAGTAGCAGGAACAAATAATCAAGGCGGGTCCGGGCTATCAGGCAATGCTGCATAAAAATAAATACAAGTAGATAGGATTATAGATGGCCACTGGTAACACTAAAATAACTGCAGTACCGTACTTTTACGATAGACAATTACGCAGATACATTCAGCAATTTATTAGAATCTTTGCTGGATTTCAAATTGCTATGAGTACAGATCAAAACGGTAATACCAAGTATCAAACTGTTCCAGTACGTTACGGTGATGTGAATCGTATGGCAGCACACATTGTAAAAGAAAACAGTGAAAATATGCTTAACAGTGTTCCGTTTATCAGTTGCTATGTTACTGGACTAGAACTTGCTCCACAAAACAGAACATATCCACAGTTCGAAGAAAACGTACCTGTGTACGAAAAAAAGTATAACGAAGAAACAAGTAACTACGAAAATGAAATAGGTAATGTGTACACTATCAAAAGACACCAACCTGTTCCATACATACTTACAATGCAGTGCGATTTGTGGACAAGTAATACAGAACAAAAATTACAATTGTTAGAACAAATACTTGTATTGTTTAATCCAACACTTAACATTCACACAACAAACAACCCACTAGACTGGAGTAGTTTAAGTTATGTTGAACTGTTAAGTAGTACGTGGAGCATACGTAGTATTCCAGGTGGCGTAGATGATATCATTGATATTAGTAGTTTAACATTTGAAATGCCAGTACTAATTAACCCACCTGCAAAAGTTATGCGTAACACAGTTATTCATACTATTATTGATAACATAGATGAAGTTACAGATCAAGACTTGGATAGTTTACGTGCTGGAGGAAGTTATACTCCAATCTTTACAAGTTATGCAGTTGTAACACTTGAAAACTTTAAAATGAAATTCGAAGTAGATGACAGTGGAAATGCTACTGCTAGCCTTAGACATCGTAACACAAGCAACACAGACGACAACGGAGGTATATTAGACTGGCAACAAGAACTACTTCCATACGGCGAACTACGTGATGGTATTACACAAATTAGATTAAAACAAACTGCTGATCCAGGAGACACAAGTAAAGATATTATTGGCACTATTTACAAAACTACAGATCCAAATATACTTAAAGTTGTATTAGATACTGATACATTACCTGCAAACACAGAAGATGCAGTTGATGCAGTAATCGATCCTACATTCAACTATCCAGGAGACGGAACATTAACTGCCGCTGCTAATGGAGATAGATATTTGCTACTAGCAGATATTCCAAGCGGAAGCGGATGGGCAAGCAGTTCAGCAAAAGCAAACGATATTATTCAGTATGACAGTTCTACTGGACAGTGGAACATTACATTTGACAGTGATGTTATAACTGCTGAACAATTTACAACAAATATAACAACTCAGGACAAACTCAAATGGACTGGCTCACAGTGGGTCAACGCATTTGAAGGAACATACAACCCAGGATACTGGCGAATTTACTTATGATAACAGCAAGCGGTTGCTGCTTTTTAGCACTTAATACAGGACGCATAATGCTACAACAACGTAGCAAGGAAGTTTCACATCCTCTTACTTGGAGTTTTTGGGGAGGAAAAAGTGAACACAATGAGCGTCCAGTGGAAACACTGTTACGTGAATGTGAAGAAGAAATGGGTAAACTGCCTAGTTTAGAAAAAGTTTATCCTATACATACATTTTTAAGTGAAGATAAAAAGTTTACATATCATACATATGTTATTACAGTGTATGAAGAATTCATTCCTAACACAAACGGAGAAAGTGCCGGATACGCATGGGTTGAACTAAATGGTTGGCCAAAGCCTTTACATAGAGGCGCACGTGTTGTATTAGAAAAACCTGATATGATTGATAAGATTAAAACTATTTGGGATAATGCAAAGGATTCAGAAGACTTATCAAACTGGTTAGATAGTTTTTAAAAACTGCTATCAATTGCAGAGCGTATCCATGTATCTGTAGCAACACAGATATAAACATATGACGCATCGTATGCTATTTGCCCTTTAGTGCCTGTGTCAGTACTACTACTAGGTACTGTTGTTGTAACACTTGCAACACTACCTGTTCCGACAAAACTTCCAGTTACTTCTACATTACCTGTTTTAGTAATATCAACAACAGGTGTGCCATTATTTGTTATTTGTACACCAGTTGCGTTTTGTTCAAGTTCTATGTTGAAACGGTTTGCTGTTCTATCATAAAACATTTTCACATCATTAGCATCACCGAACTCTAATGTTACACTATCTGCAATTAGTTTCTTAGAAAATAATGTTGTATCTATTGGTGTAAAAGTAAATTGTCCTTTATTTAAACCACTGCCAGCATAAGTTAAATTACCATTCGGATAGTTTACAGAATCAGGTGCTTGAACGATAAGTGTTAAGTCTCCATATCCTAATACACCTCCTGTTGCTGTACTTGCATTATCTGTTGCAGGTTGCCATAATCCAGTGGTACTATTATATTTTAGTACTTGTCCTTCGCCAGGCATTGTATTATCTACATTTGTCAGATCTCCTAAGTCTACAGGTATAGTAGGTGTGTTTAGTAAATCGCTATAATCACCTGTGCTTGAAACAGTTGCAAGTGTAGGTTTGTTTAATAAATCTCCGTAATCACCACTAAGTGCAACTGCACTTAAACTAGAAACATGTGTATTGAAACTGTTAGTTAGTGTTGTTAGCCCAGACTGTGTTGCATAAGAACTTAGATCTGGAGGTGTATAACTGAATATGCCAGTTGTATTATCGTAAGTTAAATTTGATGTGCCTACAGAATTTACTGTAACACTGAGATCGGTAAGTCCAAGTACATTAGTGTTCACACTACTTACAATACCAGGTGCAAGCGGAACCCACACACTGTTACTATACATATATAGATTTAAACTGTCGCTGTCAACCCATAAATCACCTTCTTTTACACCACTAGTAGGAACAGTTGCACTTGTTACAATAGCAGTTGCTATGCGTTTATCAGGATCGACATTATTTGGATCTACAATATAAGCATCTGTTGATATGTTTATTGTTTCAACATTTATAGTAGTAGACTCTAGTTCGTTTACAATAAAATCTCCAACATTGCCACTAGCAACGTCATTTGTGATTGTAGCATCTGGTATCATTGTAAACTTTTGTGCACTGTCATCCCATCCGAAAAATCCAGTCTTAGCACTAGTACCATCATGATATTCAAATGCTACGCCTCTATCTTTATTATCATCAACAGTAAGAGGAGTACCATCTGCATTGCCACCAATAAACATAACAGGGTCAACAATACTAGTTGTTGTACTGTTTACAGTTGTGGTTGTACCTTGTACAGTTAAGTCTCCAGATATAGTAGCATTGCCGCCTATACTTACATCGCCACTATATGTAGCGTCTACAGCATCAGTTATTGTTCCATTGGTAATAGATAGTGTGCCGTCTGTTACAGTACCGCCTGTTATAGTTCCTGTTACAACGGCTGTTGCGCCAGTTATGTTACCATTACTAATTGTCAGTACACCATCAGTAAATGCATTTGCAGTAATAGTATTGCTTGCTATTATACCAACTACTCCAGAGATACTTCCAGAACTAATAGTAAGAGTTCCGTCTGTTATAGTGCCGCCGTTTACATTTCCAGTTAAATCTCCAGTTACATTACCTGTTAAATTTCCAGTTACATTACCTGTTACATTACCTGTTAGATTTCCAGTAACATCACCTGTTAAGTTTCCTGCAAATGTACTAGACAGTGTAGTTCCATCAAATGTTAAGTTGGCACTATCTTGTAATTCGCCACTTGTGCCAGAATACACAACACGAGTATCTGTTAAGTCTGTTATGCTTGCACTTGCTAGTGTAGCAGATACAGTAACATCTAGTGTATTACTAATTTCAACATCTGCTACTGTAATTTTACTAGTATCAAATGCAGTACTATCAAGTGTTGCACTTAATGCATTAGCAGTATAAAAGTAAATTGTATCTTCATCTGATCCGGTAGCAGTTTCATATTTAATGTAAGTATCTTTATCTAAGTCGCTACCGTTTAAATCAGTCCAATTTGAACCATCTGATATTTCAATTCCACGTGTTGAAGTATTATATCTTAACTGCCCAGGAATATTAATATTTGGTCTTTGACTAGAATTGCCGACGGGTATAACTAGAGCACCGGTCCCTGTTATTGTTAATATGTTAGAAGATGTACTAATTCCATCTCTACTATGATTTAAATTAATCGACATTATACTCTTTCTAAGTTAATATTCTTATTTGTGCTGAACTATTAAACGGATTAAACATGAATTTTTCTTCACCGCCGTAAATACTTCTAGTGTCATTATAATTAGCATCGCCTGTACCTAAATACATGACATTATTTGTACATTTACTTAACATAAAACTTTTTAGTTGTTGTGGTGTTGCATGTGGATTTAGCTGTAACATCAATGCACCTAGTCCGCACACTTGCGGAGATGCCATACTAGTTCCTGAAATATTAGCAATTTTATAAGATTCATTTAACGGATAATTTCCTCCGTTCATTTCATTTATCGAACTAGTTGTACTCATTATATCTGTTCCGGGCGCATAAATGTTAACACCTGACCCAGAACAACTCGAACTTGCTTTTTGTTCGAGTCCCGAAGAATGCACGTCACTATCTATGTTTCCAACAATAAATGCTTCGTCGTCATATGGGCTACTACCACGATGATAATATTCGTTATAACCTCTGCCAAAGTTTGCATTATTATCATAGTCAACTCCGCCTGCTGCTTCTATCTTATAATAACTGTTTCCTGCAGCAATACAAATATGGATACCTTCGTCAATCATTTCTTGTACATCTGCATCAACACTTGCTACTCTAACTGGAATACGTCTTCCGAAAAAACTAACAGGAGGAACAATTCCAGTTTCATGCCATAATTCTGTTGAACTATTGTGAGTAGGATCTGAATAGTTCCAACTTGAACCTCTATAAGTACCAGTCGATGGTGTACTTCTATATCCGCCATATCCCCAACTCATGTTGACAATTGTAGGTCTTTTATAACCTGTTGCAGGATTTACAGGTTTATTTCGATGCCACAACTTGATTACATCAAAACAATCAGATACAGGTATTCCATTACCCGGATCTGAACTTCCTTGTAGTCCGTCAACTTTAACAGCATAAATTCTAGCATCCTTTGCCCAACCATAAGTTTTACCTACTGCTATGCCCGCACAGTGTGTTCCATGACCGTGGTAATCTGTATAATGTCCGGATGGCATTGTTCCTGGTATTCCACTTTCTGCGTACCAATCGATTTCTTGTACTCTATTATTTCCATTTTCATCATAAAATTCCGGATGATCGGCTTGTATGCCACTGTCTTGAATTACAACGTCAACACCTTCTCCGTTTAAATTATAACTATATTCTCCAGTATTCTCTGTTGTTGCACTACCGTAAGGATTAGACTCACTAATACAACGTCTAAGGCCCCAGTTAACAAAGTCGCCGCTATCACTAGTTGTTTTAGTAAAATTTCCTGTTTGTACTGCATCAAAACCCATGTCAATATCATCACGTTGATCAGGAGGAATTTCAACTCCGTAAACTCTCGGATCATTACGTAATACGTTAGCTTCATCATCTGATAATTTATAATGACAAGAACGCAAGCTACCTGGACGACTGTTTAATATATCAACACGTCTAGTAGGAACAAATCCATCATCTTCACTAGCATTTTCGATTTGATCCCAAAATGCATCATAATCTACACCTCTATTTAAAATTACAATATATTCACGCTCACTCATTGTATTTCCTTATGTTGTTCCGTATATTGTTCCAGAATTACTTAATGTATAAGTATTACCACTATCATTTATTGCTGCGCCTCCGGAACCTCCTGTTGTACTATTCAGAGCTCCTGTGCCTGGTCCGCCGCCTGCTGCTCCCCAGCCTCCGCCGCCTGCGCCAATGGTATAAGTCGTTGCGCCTAATAATTCTTCAGCACCATCTCCGCCTGGGTTTCCACCACCGCCACCATCTGTAGCATTTGAAAAGCCCGATGTTGACAATGAACCTGCTACACCTGGTAAGATTCTACCTCCACCTTGGCCGCCTCCAGCGCCGCCTGCGCCTGCTGCAGTTACTCCACCAAAGTTAGTACCGCCTACTGCACCTACTGTACCTCCAGTTGCTCCTACAGGTCCATCTGCGGTGCCGCCTGCACCGCCTCCTGCACCGCCGCCGCCAGCAGAAGTACCATCTGTTTGTGTTCTTTCTGCACCTCCGCCGCCTCCTCCGGCAATAAATGCACCAGTTTCATTTAGAATAGTAACATTAGAAATACTAGAATTAATTTTAATAGCAGGACCGCCATTTTCAGCAACACTAGTATCTCCGCCTCGACCACCTTTGCCTATAACTTTACCGTTATTGATAATAGTACACGGAATGTCAACTGTCATTGCTGCTACACTAATATTATCTGACCAAATCCACCAGTCAGATGGTACGAATAAAGTTTCGCCAGAATTAATAAAATCACTTACTATTATTTCTTGTAGTGACGGATTTCCATTAATCATTGTAGGAGTAGCAACTGTTGCTAAATTAGTGCCTATTGATCCCCATATTGTACCATTATTAGTTAATGATGTAACACTTCCGTCAATTGCAGCACCGCCTGTGCCTCCATTATTACCACCTTGGGCAGCCCAGCCACCACCACCGCCACCCCAGCCATTGCTGCCAGGATTATTTGCGCTGCCACCGTCTCCGCCTCGATTACCAACACTATTAGCACCACCTGCGCCGCCAGTACCAGGAAGAACACGGCCACCACCACCGCCGCCGTGATAACCTCCCCACGTTGGACGAGGATCTGCATCATTACCGCCACCGCCTCCGGCGCCGCCGCCACTAGGTACACCGCCTGCAGATGGTCCAAGATTACCGCTGCCGCCTGGCTGTCCAAGTGAGCCTCCGTTAGGCGAATACCCAGGTACAAGACCGTCATATCTGCCTGCTCGTGATCCATTTCCGCCGCCTGCGCCACCGCCTCCAGCGCCGCCGCCTCCGCCGCCACCGCCAGCAATGTAAGAACCTGCACTATTAGTAATAGTGACATTAGTTACACCTGGATTAACTTTAATAGCAGGTCCACCGTTGACACTTTGAACGGCTCCGCCGCCGTCGCCTCCACGCCCAATAATATTTCCATCATTAATAATAGTGCAAGGAATATCAATAGTCATTGCAGCAACATTTGTATTATCTGACCAAACCCACCAACCAGAAGAAATTACAAGTGTTCCTCCTGAACTAATATAATCACTTACTATTATTTCTTTAAGAGAATTAATTCCATTAACTACCAAAGGTGTAGCAGCATTATCTAATGTTACTTGATTTGCTGCGCCATAAAAGTCACTGAAACTAATCTCGCCAGATGTAGGAATGTTTATATTTGCAACAGATTCAGGAACACGAGCACCTGCTCGATAATGTGCATTTATTCTCCAAGTTCCGGATCCTTGGAATTCAGTTCTGATTTGTGATGCTGAAATAGATCCCGAACTCTGAAGTGCCATTACACTGTTCCAAACGCTGTGATATCACCTGTTACTGTTAAATTTCCACTAGCATCAATTTTCATTTTGTTAACACCACCGGTAGCGAAATAAAGTGTACCACCAGATTCTGTTATTGTCCAGCCGCCTAAATTAACAACAGTAGTTGATACTTTTGCATCTAATGCAGTTTGTAGTCCAGTAACATCAGAAATTGCAGTTGGATGATAACCATCGTGATAAACTCTATTAGTCGAATTTGCACTATTAGATAATAATATATCAATATTACCACTAGTATCGTCTGCCATTTTTAACCATTGCTTACCGCCTGTAGGAGCTTGCAAGCCTGCAGTGTCTTCAGGTTCAGTAATATAGAATGCTTCACCTTCGGAAACTAATGCAACATCTATGCCTGTATCTGATGTATCGTTTAAATGAATAGTAGGTGAGGCAGTATTAATAGTTAAATTTCCTGTTAATGTTCCGCCTGTTAAATTTAATTTTAAAGCATCTGCAGTTTGATATGCACTAGTAATTGCTGTTTCTCTAGTATCAGTATATGTATTTGCATCTGTTTCTGCCTGATCTGCATATGTTTGATATGCACTAGTAATTGCTGTCTCACGTGCATCTACATATTGTTTAGTTGCAGCATGTAAATTTGCAGTTGGGTCTCCGCTTAATGTAAGTAGACCAGTCATTGTATCACCTGCTTTACTTACTTTAGTTGCAATATTGTTTGTAACAGTTGTAGCAAAGCTAGCATCATCGCCTAATGCTGCAGCTAGTTCATTTAGTGTATCCAGTGCAGCCGGAGCAGAATCGACAACACTTGCTACTTCTGCATCAACGTACTGTTTAGTTGCAGCATGTAAATTTGCTGTCGGGTCTGAATGTAATGTAAGGAATCCGGTCATCGTGTCACCGCTTACACTTACTTTTGTGTTATCAATTGTAACTGTTCCCATTACTTGCCATTGACTATCTTCATACACATCAAAACTATTAGTTGTTGTGTTATAAATCATATCTCCATTTGTAGCAATAAATGCATCACGTTCTGTTTGTGTCATTGATGCTAATTTAAATGGTGTATCTGCAATAACTACTCTGTTTTGTGCATCTAATACAAGATTGCCGCCGGCTGTGATACTTGTATCACCAGCACCACTGATGGTTAAACTTTTAACATTTAAGTCTAATCCGCCATCTTGAAAATCTTCAATTAATGATAGTGTACCTTCTCTATCAGGAAGTATAACATTTCTGTCTGCTGTTACACTTGTTGCTTGTAGTTTAATTTCAAAATCGTCAGGTGCAGTGCCTTCAAAAATTAATTTAGTTCCTTGACTAATCCAAATATGATCCGTAGGATAAAGTGCAATATCTGTATCACTTTTTATTTCTAAGTCGGTGCCATTACCACCTGTTATACCGTTTGGAAATCTTGTTTCGTTTGCCATTTTGTTATCTCCGTATTATACATATTTATTCTATAATAGCCATAAAAAAACAGGCTCCGAAAAGCCTGTTTTATTTTTAAAATAGTAACTAACTATTATGCGAATGCAAGTTGGTTAGTTGTAACAGCAATTTTGCTTAGATAGTCAGCTGCATTACCAAGTGATGATGCTTGGTTTGATAGCTCAACGTAGCCATAACGTGTCATAAATGATACTGTTGGCTCGAATGTTGCTGGATCTAGCACTGTGCCTGATGACATTAGTGGGATATATGGGCAATAGAACGCTGCTGCGTCTGTTTCTGTTGAACCTTTGTATCCTACTAGGATTGTGTCGTCTGCTGCGTACTGGTTTACATATACACGCATTGTGCCGTTTAATGTACCAACGAATTTTGTGTTTGTTGGTGCTTCAAATGGACCTTCTGTTGTACGTGCAAACGCTGATGTTGTCGCTGATTGTAGTACTGTTAGCATTGTTGGTGAAACAATTGCCCAGTTACCTGCGCCACGACGTGTACGTGCTGCAATTAGGTTTGCGTTTTTGTTGATTAGAACTGCAAGTGCTGCATGTTCGTCACCTACGTATGTCGCTGTACCTGATACTGCTGATTGATCATATGTGTCAGCTGCAGTACCTGCTAGTGAACTTAGAGAAGCAATGATCTCTTGGTCGATTTCAGCAGTAATTTCTTGTGCAAGTGCTTGCATGATTTCTGCTTCAACGTCTAGACCGTGCATTGACTGTGCGTCTTGCGCTGCTTCAAATGTCCAACGTGCTGATAGCTTACGTGTTTTAGCTTCAACAGTTTGCTTGAGTACTTGAATACTCATTTTGCGTCCTGCTTCACCTTCTAGTGATGCAGTTGCATCTGCTGTTGCTGATGATGCGTTACCTGAGTAACCTGTTGCGATTGCGAATGGGCTTAGTGCTTCATCGCCTGCTGTCGCTGTGCCTGCTGTTTCTGCATAACGTACACGTAGTGTGTGAATCTGACCTACTGGTCCTGTCATTGGCTGAACACCAACGATTTCGTTTGCAATAACTGTTGGCATAACACGACGAATCACTGGAAGAATAACTTTGTTAAGTGTTGCAATGTTACCTGATTGAGTTGCACCAGCTGTAGCAGATTCTGCTAAGTAACGCTTAGTGTTCTCAAGTGTTGATTCCATCACTTGCTTTTTTGTTCCAGTTAGACCGTCGGTTAGTGCTTCTTTGGTTGCATTCCAATTTTCAAATAATGCGTCCATAATCGGTCTCCTTAACTTATACCGGCTAATTTGCGAAGGTTAACAATGTTGTCATCAACATTTGCTTCTGCTGTTTTTCCCCCAGTGACTTCTTTAGTAGATTCACTAAGTACCTTCTTTGTTTTTTGTGGTTTAGCATCTTCCTTCAATACTGATGGTAGATACTTATTGAATGCATTCTGCAAGTCTGCTGTTTTAGTAGACTCTAGTAACGCACCCATTATTTCTTTTTGTTGCTTTGAAAGTGGTGCCATCATTTCGTTGAGGGCAGTTTTACGTTCTGCTTTATCTGCTTCAATACGTGCTTTACGTGCTGATTCAGTTAGCTGAACTTCTTTCTCTGCAACGGCTTTGTTTGCTTCATCAAGTTGTGCTTTTAGCTTGTCCATTGATTTGTTTAGTTTTGCAACTTCTGTACCTTCATTAAGGTAGCTGCTCATAAACTCTGCTGCAAATGTTTCAAAAATCTTACGTCCAAATGTATTTTCTTTAGCAACTTGGATGTCTTCTTTTAGTGTTGTAAGTTCTTTCTTAATAGTATTTTCAAGAATTCCTTCAACTTTAGTTGCAGCACTTTCAATAAACTTACGTTTTGTACTCTCGATAGCTTCTTTGCCTTCTTTAATCAATTTGACTTTTGCTTCAACTAGTGAGCGTTTGTCTTCATGAAACTCGTTGAGCTCTTTTGTAAGTTGTTCAAGTACAAAGCCCTCTAATTGAGCCATGTTCTTGTCTTGTGCCTCACGGTCTTCGCGAAGTTCATTAATTTCTTTGCGAAGTGTTTCCATCACAAACTCGTCAAGTACATTTGCATGTTCTGACATATGCTTGCGATAAGCAACACGATCTTCTGCTACTTTAGCTTTGTCTGCTTGGAACTCTTCAAGTTCTTTTGCAATAACTTCGCCAATCATTGTGTCCATTGCTTCTACGATCTGCGCTTTGTCATTTTCATAACGTTCCGCAAATTCTTCACGTAGTTCTGCTGCAACTTCTTCACGTAGTTCAGTTTGCTTAGTTTCCCATGCTTCACTGATTGAAGATCTAACCTCTTCGGAGAGCGCACCTGAGCTTAATAGTTCATCTATTGAGTGAGCCATATTAATCTCTCCTATACTTCAGGTTGTTTATAAATTGTGTCACCTCTTCCTGGAGATAACGTTGTGCTCTGTCGTCGTGCTTAACAGCTGAAGCAACATCCATCAGTACATTACCCCTTCTATGATTCATAATTCTTTCATAGATTGGATCGGGATAAGCATCTGGAGCACTTGGATTGGCAACAATGTCTACGGTAATGATTTCAAAATCTTTAACATGACCGCTTTCATTTACGTTGCCACTGCCTCTGCTTGACACGCCTAGTTTGACACCGCTTTCCAATAGGGTTTTACAAATGTTTCCCATTGGAGTCGGAAGTATTTTCAGTTTGCCAATACCGTTGTTACCATCAATATCCATCTCTGTAATCATGTGTGACACACGATCAAGATTAATATTAAGGTCGTCTGGGTGATCAGCTTCACCTAAAACACTAAATCCTTTTTTAATTTTTTCATTGATTGCTTTAACTGCAGTATGAATTTCTTTAGCAGGATAAATTCTATTGTTTTGGTTACGTACATCACCTTCGATAAAGATACCTTTCATATATAGGCTTTTGCCACCGTCGGATTCTTCAATCGCTTCGGTGACAATATTAGCCTGACTATATGTTAAGTGCTCTTGTAAAGACTTATACATAACTTACTTCATTTCTCTTTTTGGTTTTGGTGCTGGCTTTGGGTCGCCTGCATCTTCTGGTCCTGTTACACCCATGTCTTTAGCTGCTGGTGCTTTTGGACTTTTTTCTTCTGAGCCTGCCATGTCAACTGCTTTACCACCCATGTCATTTTTACCTGCAACTGGTGATGCGCCGCTGTCTGTATTGTCTGGCATGCTTACGTTAACTTTTGATAGCTCTACGCCTTCTTCTAGACCGTCGAACTCTTCTTCTAGTTCTTCATCGTCTGAATCGTCGTCTGCTGCTTCGAACGCAATTTCTTCTTCCATTTCTGGTTCTTCTTCTGCTGGTTCGTCGCCCATCATGTCTGCAAATGCTGCACGTAGTTCTGCGATTGCATCTTCAACGTTTGCCATTGCTTCTTCTGCTTCTGGTGCTTCTTCTTCGCCTTCGTCGTCCATGTCCATTGCCATGTCCATTTCAGCGTCATCTGCATCCATGTCTTCTTCGTCTTCGTCTTCG